TGATCTATAAACTAAAGGAGAATCATGGCAGTAACATTAACTTCTGGTGGTGTAACATTTAATGATAGCACCACACTAAACAGCATTTATCATGGTGGTTTCGCACAGAGTTCTAGGGCTCTAATGTTCCGCTCATCTGCTCCTACTGGATGGAGTCAAATCACTAGTCACAACAACAAAGCATTTAGAGTTGTATCTGGAACTGGTGGAGGTAGTGGTGGATCTAATGGTTTTACCAGTGCATTTGCTAGTAGAAACGTTAGTGGTAATGCTCCAGTATCAACATCATTCAACCTTGGAAATGCTACATTAAGCACCAACCAGATTCCGAGTCACTCCCACCCATATAATGGTGGTGGTGGTAGCCAAAATGGCGTGCCCAGTGGCCCCTTGGGCCGTGCAGCACCTGGTGGACCTAACAGCGGCAACGCAGGAAGTGGTGCTAATCACAATCACGGGGTTAACTCTAGTTCCAGTGGTGGATCTGTAAGTGCTAACCAAAGTTTCGCCGTACAGTATGTGAATGTGATCGTTTGCAATCATTCATAAATACTGTTATAATAATTCCAAATCAATTTAAATGACATGAGTGATAGTAAATGGTGTCCTTTAATTAGGAAAAATTGTGTCGAACACAAATGTGCTTGGTACATGCAAATCATGGGATACAACCCTAACACTGGTCAAGATGTGAATGAGTGGGGTTGTGCTGTAGGATGGATTCCTTCTTTGGTAATTGAAGCGTCGGCACAAGGTCGATCAACAGCATCAGCAGTTGAATCATTCAGAAATGAAGTTGTGAAAGCGAATGACCAGAACAAACGCATATATATTGAAGAAGCATTAAAAAATAACGGAGTGATCCCCACTACCGTTACTCCGTTAACCAATTACCTAACAGAAGGAGAGGACGAAGAGCAATGAGTATTCAAAAATTGACAGTAATTGTAGATGATGGATTCATCCGTGTGGATGATCAGTCTGCTACTGGATGCGACATGTCATGGGTACCAACCTATCATTGTGAACACGTAGGTTATACTACTTCAGTACACGCCATTCAATGGATTGGAGATAGGGGAGAGGTTGAACTCTGTTCTGGTCCATGGGGAGCAAACATGGGTGAAAACCTTGTTATCACCAATCTTGATGAGAATAACCTCGGTGTTGGAGCAACCACTGCCCTTAATGCTAGATTAGATGCTATTGCTGCAGAAGAAGCGGCAGTAGCGGCAGCAGCAGAAGAAGCAGCAGCAGCAGAAGAAAATTATCTGACTGAAACTGATCTTGACGCTATCATTGCTGCTCTGGAAAACGCATAAATTAAAACTTACTACATCATTTCTTAATCATGTCACAATATAAGGAAGAACTCTGGTCTAGGAATTATACCGTTATTCCAGGGTTCCTTGATTCATGTTCTGCTAAAGAACTTTCTGATGAATTTAGAGCATTCGCAGATAGAGAAGGTCTAAAAGGAGATGGGCAGTCTGAATCATCACAGTCTGTGTATAACTATCTTCCATTCTTAGAGATCTTATGTCAGAAGTGCCCCGAAGTAAGTATTGCTATCGGGGAAACCGTTTTGCCAACATATACTTATGCCAGAGTATATAAGAATGGTGCAGTCCTTGAGGGGCACACTGATCGTGATGCTTGCGAAATTTCACTAACCGTTAATCTTGATGGAGATCAAGAATGGCCTATCTGGATTGAAACTCCAGATGGTAAAGAAGTCAGGGTATCTCTGAATCCTGGAGATGCCATGATTTATCTTGGATGTAAGGCAAGGCATTGGAGAGAAGAATATACTGGGGACTGGTATGCTCAGTGTTTCTTACATTATGTGAGAAGTAGAGGAGATAAAGTTAATGCTGTATTTGATTCAAACAATCCAAGAAAACCACCAACTACTGGTATAGACAATTATTTGAATCATAAGGAAGTTTTAAAAGAAGAAAGAATAGAAGAAGAAATTCCAAAGATTGCAGACAACATGGAAATTGTTATTTCCGAAGATGGTCTTGAAATGCTACAAGAAAAGAAAGTAGTAGAAGAGTTCAAGCAAAGAGGGACAAATACATTAGAAGATTATGTAAAGGTCTTTTATGATGTCGTTCCAGAAGATCTGTGTGATGCAATCATCAAAGAATATTCAAATAGTAATGAATGGAAATTAGCAGAGACTGGTGGTGGTTTACAAACTAACATTAGAAATGTTGATCAAATTCCAATCAGTGATGATGTAACTATTGGGGACAGTGCCTTACGTAGGGAGTTGGATGATCGCTTGTTTGAATCAGTTGCAAGTGTAGGTAAAAAGTATCATCAAGAATTTGAACATTTTGAAATCGATGTTGATACTGGGTATCAACTTCTTAGGTACAAAGAGGGACAGTTCTATAGACAACATACAGATAGTTTCATCTCTCAACAGAGAAGTCTATCATGTTCTCTAATTTTAAATGATGATTATGAAGGTGGTGAGTTTTGTTTCTGGGATGGTACTATGATGCACAGACCACCCAAAGGTGCGGCATTAGTATTCCCATCAAACTTCATGTATCCACATGAAATAAGAACAGTCACGAAAGGTGCACGTTATTCAATTATTACTTGGTTAGTGTAATGTCTGATGTGAAAAATTTGGATCATTTGAGGAGTCGCCAAGATTGGATTGACTACAAAAATGATGTCATGAAAATGCCCGCTCATGAAAAATTGAGGGGCATTCCCCATATTCGATATATTAATTTAGACGAAAGACCAAAGAGAGATGAGTTACTAAAAGAACAATTTAGTAACTATGGAATTACAGACTATAAGAGAATATCTGCATCAAAATATTCAGCACAAAAAATAAAATCAGATTGGCATAAGTACGTATCTTTTGAACCAACACATAATATAAGATCCATATCCATTTTAGTAAATATGTTTAATACTATTGTGGACTGGTATAATGAAGAATTTTCAGAAACCTGTTTAATACTTGAAGATGATCTATGTTTCGATAATGTAGAAAACTGGACTTATGATTGGTCAGTTCTAATGAATTATATTCCAAAGAACTGGGAATGTGTGCAACTTCATATTTTGGGATTGAAATATATGAGAATGCATATGCACCAAAGAACTAACAATAATCAAAGTGCATCATGTTTTATGATTAATCGTGAATATGCAAGAAAGTTAATTAAACTTCACTATGATAATGGTAGGTTTAAATTTATGGATAATGTTGGATATGGGAGATGTTATGAGTTTCCGGAAATTTATTATCAAAGTCCAGACTTTCTTCTATATGAAATTGGTCCGACTTACTCAATCCCATTATTTACTACTAATAAGAAAACTAAGTATTTAAGTGACGTACACCCTAGTCACATTAATAAACATGCTATAGTTGCAGATAAAGTTACCAGTAAATGGTGGAAAAATCAAGCACCTAAGTATGAATATAATGACATACTTGCTGTTGACTCACAGAAAAGTAAAGACATGATATTTAAGATTGGTGATGGACAAGAATCGTGGATCTAAAGAATAAATTAAAGGGACTACCAAAAATATATTATTTAAATTTGGATTCCAGACCAGACAGAGTAGAATGGATGGAATCACAATTTGATAAGTATAAAATTTCAAACTATGAAAGATACTCTGCATCTACATACAAGGCATCTGAACTTGATCGTTGGAAACATTTAATCTTAGGATATAATAAAGACAAGGACAGATTATACAGACGAGAGAGACATCATCGCGTAGAATGTGCTACTGCAATGTCAACATTGGATATGATCAAACATTGGTTGGTCACATCCGACGATCCATATTGTATTTTAATGGAAGATGACTATGATCTATATCCAATAGATTATTGGCACTTTGATTGGGAATACCTAATGAATAATATTCCATATGATTGGGATTGTATTCAATTAGGATTTGAAAATCATCATACTGTACCATGCTTCCTTCATCCTATTTTACCTGGACATTGCACGGGTCCATGTATGATCAATAGACCATATGCAGAAAAATTGCTAAGATTACATACAGTTGATGGGAAGTTTAACTTTTATCATCATAATGGTAATTGGTGGTGGAGAGACGCTATGAGACTCCCAGGATCGACTGTAGATTACTTTATTTGTCAAAATGGAAGAACGTACTCAATCCCTCTAATAACTGTGGATGAGGAGATGGGGAGTTATGAGGAAAATTACGTTAGAAGTGACAGGAAGGATCTTTACTTCACAAGAAAGGCATATTGGAAATGGTGGACAGAGCTGAGAGATGAGTATACATTAAAAGACTTTTTCACTTATGGTAAACCAAATGATAGATACATTAAACGGTCTCAGTTATTATGATTCATGAAAAATTGAGGGGAATCCCACATATCCGTTACATTAATTTAGATGAAAGACCAGAAAGAAACAACTTACTGAAGAATGAGTTCAGTAAGTATGGAATTACAGATTATAAAAGGTTATCTGCATCAACATATTCTGCAGTAAAATTATCATCTAATTGGGATAATTATATCAGCACTCCTCCCACACACTCTCCAAAATATACATCAATTTTAGTAAATCAACTTCATAGTATTATTGATTGGTATCAACAAGAAGTTTCTGAAACTTGTCTAATACTTGAAGATGATCTATCATTTGATCTTGTAGAAGATTGGACTTTTGACTGGGAAACTTTAATGTCATATATTCCCAAGAATTGGGACTGTGTTCAATTTCATATTCTGGGATTGAGATATATGCAAATGAATTTGCACCGTAGAACGAACAATGATCAAGGTGCAACATGTTATATGATTAACCGCAGATATGCAAAAAAACTAATTGATATCCACTGGATTGACGGTAAACTGAAATTCCATGAAAACTATGGAATGTTTCCATCATTTCAAAAATATCATTATCAAAGTCCAGACTATGTTCCTTATCAAATTGGTATTACTTATTCGATACCAATATTTACTACGAACAGAGCATTAAAATATGTCAGTGACGCACATATTTCTCACATCAATAAGCACGCAATAGTAGCAGACTCTTGTGTGAGAAAATGGTGGAAGAATGAAGCGAGCAGATACAGACTACCTCTTTTATTCTCAATTGATACACCAAAACTTAAAGAGATGATATTCAAAGTGGGTGAAGGGAGAAACTCATGGGTTTAAAGTGATAGATATATTAAACGGTAATTATTATGAAAAGACCTCATTGCATTGCACCTTGGACTTGGTTCGCGGCATTACCTAATGGAGATGTTACTCCATGCTGTTTCAATCAAGATGTTATGGGAAACGTTCATCAACAAAGTGTTGATAAAATTTGGAATAGTGGCGGGATGAAAAAACTTAGGGTTGACATGTTTAAAGAGAATCTCCCTGAAGGATGTCGATTCTGTCAGCAAGTTGAGGATCTTGGTGGGGAAAGTAGAAGAGACATATACAATAAAATGTTGGGAAAACATTTTGATGATGTAGAAGAAAATACAAATAGTGATGGATCAGTAAAAGAAGTGAAAATTTCTGGTTGGGATTGGAGATTGAGCAATAAATGCAACTTCAGTTGTAGATACTGCATTCCAGACTTGAGTAGCGTATTGAATAATAATGTAGAAAAAAATTGCTCATCATCACTGAATTTGGAGGAGTTTCTCAATAAACATGCATCTGATTTGGAATTTATAGAGTTTGCTGGTGGTGAAACTCTCCTTACAGATGAACATTATTATACTTTAGATCATCTTATTGAAGTTGGTAATACTGACATTGACATGTGGTACAACACAAACATGTCAATACTAAATTATAAGGGAAAGTCCGTATTAGATTATTGGAGACAATTCAACCCAGATAAACTTGTCGTTTATGCAAGCATTGATGAAATAGATGATCGTGCTGAGTTTCTAAGGAAAGGGACAAAGTGGGATCTTATAGAAAAGAATCTAATTACATTATCTAAAGAAAAATTTAAAGTTCATACAAATATTGTAGTATCGTGCTATAATATATTCAGACTACACAAAATTATTGAGAGATTAACTCAAATTGGTTGGTTGTCTGAAAGATATAATTATCAAAACTTTATGCTAAGTTTTGAGTTTGATCGATTCCACTTAAGATTGATTCCAGAAGATAAGAGACAAGAAATAAAACAAGAATTGTATTCATACATAGATTACTTCAAAGACACAAGAGGAGCAAATCTTTATGATAAATTCAAACATATCATGATAGAATTGGATCAACCCATAGAGAACAAAAAGCATGAGTGGTTTCTTAGAGACACTCTAAGAAAAGACATAGATAGAGGTGAAAACACCTTAAAAACCTTTCCAGAATTACAGTGTATTATTGACTATGTTAAAAGATGACCGAGAAAGATTAAAAAGATATGCCAATATGAGTGATTTCATATGGGTAAAGGATAATGTCTTAACTTCAGAATTCTGTAAACATTGTATTGAAAGATTTGAATCCGATCCACAGACAATGCCGGGGCACGTAGGCTCAGGTTTGAGACCGGATATCAAAGACACCATGGATCTAATGATTACAACCAATGGGGACTGGCCAGAAGAAGATGAAGTATTTTCAAAATGTTTGACTAAATCTGTACATGAGTATGCACAATATTGCGAGGATATTGCTACCTCACTTGAAGTGACTTGGCATGAATTCTTTGATACTGGGTACCAAATTCAAAGGTATGAACCAAATACGGGAGGATATAGGTGGCACCATGATGATAACGTTCTTCAAAGTCAAGAACAGAGATATCTGACCTTTATATGGTATCTTAACACCGTTAAAGAGGATGGATATACTGAATTTATAGATGGAACAAGAGTAAGAGCCAAAGAAGGAAGGATCGTAATATTTCCATCGGGGTGGACATTCTTGCATAGAGGTTATCCACCAAAAAATCAAAGAAAGTATATTTGCACTGGTTGGTTGCACGCACAAGGATGAATAATGCAATTTGTATATCTGGGTCAATAAGATACCCACATATTGGTTTAAAGAGTATTAGTAAAATTCTTCCAAGCAATTCTAAGATTTTTATCCACACTTGGAGTAACGTAAAGACTGGGAGGTTCTTAAAAACTGTTCATGATTTACATTACAAAGAAGGTATCAAAGAAATGATTGATACTGACTTTGATTTATTGCAGTATCCGTATGAAAAAATAAAAGTAGATGATTTTGGTGAAACATTTAATGAATTGAAATCATTATATGATAGTCTTACTTTTCGTCCATTTTCCAGTGTTCGTGCTAGGAATGATGTGGGAGTATTATCAATGTATTATTCAATATATCAAGCAAATAAATTGAAGTGTGAATACGAAAAAGAAAATGATATAATTTTTGATCAGGTAGTCAGAATGCGTTTTGATAGTGATATTGTCAATGACACATTAGATCTTACAAAGACTGCTAATTTTGATTTGTGTATACCAGACATTCGTTTTGATTATACTGGAATTAATGATCAATTTGCCATCGGATCGTCCAAAACTATGGATACATACTCCAACATATATAAAGACATACGTGGTTTAACGGATTGCGAATATTGTGGGGAACAAATACTTCAAAATCAATTAAAGAAGAATAATATTACTCCTACAAGGATTAAGTTTCCGGTTGATAAAAACAATAACATTGATTTCACATTATACACAGAATTATAAGAATGAATATTGGATTTATTGGTCTGGGTAAATTGGGTATGCCATGTTCT